TGCATAACTTGTAATAAATCAATCGCGCTTGCACAAATCTTGACTCGCGGCAATTATTGGTTATATCCAATTTATATATCTGCTCAACTAATTGTCTAATTTTCTGCTCTGGTGTCATTTTCGATTTCCTTTTGTAAGTTAGCCAATGCCCTCCACGCCACTTTTGCGGAATGTCGAACCCCATCTTTATCTATTGTGCCGGCGCATATTAAATGGCGCATTAACGCATCTAGCTCGTCGGTTGATTTGTTGCGATCCCAATGCAACTCTTTATCCGGATGATGTTGCTCATTGCCAATATAACTAACAAACGCCACCTCCATAATTGCATCAGGAAAATATTTTAGCACCCCGGAATAAACCGGTCTTTGTTTTCTATCTTTTGCGGTCATAATTAAAATAAAAATGTTTGAATGTTGGGTTGATATTGAGCATCATAATTTTTATTCACGCCTTTAGGATATGGTTGAATTTGATATTTTAATTTTTTCATCATATTTTTTTTATCATTTTTTGTACCGATAAAATAAAAATATCTGTGTTTTCTTGGCCTTTCAACTTGATACACATTTTCTTCGCCAAACTTCATTTTCAATAACTCTACTTTATTTAAATGTCCATTAACATCACTTCGACCTACCATATCCATTACGCTCGCACTATGTTTATGCTCAAAACCTTTTACCATATAATCCATAAATTCAACAGATAAACCAGTATAATACCAATTTGTTGCTTGATATATATATCCATTATGATTTTGCGATGTATCTGCGTAGGATACAATAACTTTTGGTTTTGGCAATGATTTTAAGGATTGAGCGACGAAAAATGATCCCGCATTTTTATCTAAATTATCATTTGTTATGAGGCGATTTAATTCAAGAAAATTATCTTGGTATTCCCCTTGAAATGCATTTTTAACTAAACTATGGGCTATGGGCCTACCAAAAGAACAAACTCCGATTGTAATATCATTTTCATCTAATAACGCAAAGCAATAACTTATACTTGGTATTCTTTTGGCGTAATGTTTATACAAAAACCATTCTTTTACAACTTCAGTTTGAACGCTTTTTACTTTAAACTTATTTACTATACTCATAACACTTTGCTCCCATCATCATTAAACTCAAACCAATTGTGCTTGCTCACGATGCCGGTTTCATTGTAAAGCCTCCAATCCGAAAACGCTTGTTTCCACGCTTGGCGGCCTTGCTCAATCATATCCTCGCTCAAACTATAAACCTCAACGCTAAATGGGTAATTAGTTTCAACGGCAATAAATCGGAAATTATCCACCCCTAGCATATCCATATAAAATGCCGCTTGCAAATGATAGGCATATTTGTAAACATCTCTTTTGAATGCTTGCGGTGAATTATCTTGGCACGTCTTGACATCCGATATAAAATTCTCAACGCGGTTTAAACAATCGGGCCGCACTCGGATCGGTAAATCCTCATGCTCACCATAATGCGATAATTCGATTTGACCTTTGCAATAATGTTGGGCCAAATCATCGTTGCGAAAATTCGTTAGTATTGACTCGATGCGCTCATAATCATCTGGCGTTAATAACGCTTTGCCTTCGGCCTTTTTTTGCTCTATCTCGAACGCCTCTTTTCCGGCCTTTGTGCGGCGATCTAATCGCGGCATAATGTGGTACTCATTAAAAAATGTTTCCGGCTCCAGCATCGCGCAATGCACCGCTGAACCAAATGCCATTGATGACGATTCAAATGGTTGTTGGTGTAAATAATGATATACTGATTTTTTGTATATCTTTTTTAATCCCGATGCACTAATCCCCTTATGAGAATGATACGCCTCGTTTGTGTCTTGTTTTTTAATCATTGCTAATTAAGTTTTTAAGTCTTGAAATAATGGCGGCATTTACCTTGTCGGTAATGCCAATAATTAACTCGTGATGATCTAATATGGCTTTAACGATTTTTTCGATTTCCTCATCGCGAAAATCAACACCTCGGCGCTCGCCTCGCAGTTGCGCTCTAAGTGATTCGTTTTGCGCTTGTAATGATTGCACTTGCTTTTGCAAGGCCTCAATCTGATGGCGATATAAATCGTTTAACTCTGCCATAACTCGATGTATAAAATTCCTAATAATTGTCCCACAACATACATAAATGAAAATACCAAAAATGTAATTTGTGCCTTCTTGAATAACTTGCCTAATCTTGCCATTGTTAAAAGTTTATGGGCCGCCTTGCGCGGCCCGGTTAGTTTACTTATTGTCTGTAATGCAACTTTTTTGAAAAATATCGACATCCCAAATTATAATGATCTGGATTTTCGTTATTAAAAATTAATTGCTTTTTGCGCAATTCCTTTAAAACACTCCACTCATTAGATGTTAAACCCTTATAAAGTTTTTTTTGTAATTTTTGATATTGCTGAATTTCTTGTGTTGTCATAATCTTGTGCGTTACCCGCCGGTGTTATTTGTTATTGTTTTACATTAGCCTCTATGGGTTTCTATCCAATTTAAACACTCTTTTTTAGTTTTCTCTGCCCCTATGCTATCGTCGATATTACATATCACCCAATACCCACAATCTTTTTTCATATCTGTCAAAGTATAAATCTTGTCGTTGAAATTTACTTTGTATAAACCCGATGTTATTTTTGTTACTTTCATTTGGCTAAATTAAAAATTTTTTTTCAATTACATAACATTTATACAATTTTTTTTAAAAAAAAATGCGGCCCTAATTTGAACCGCATCTTTCCTACTATGAAAAAAACCACTAAAATGGCAGATCATCATTGACCTCTGCCGTTACTTTTGCCTCGTCTTTTACATAAGGCGCACTCAATTTCAAACTAAAATATTTGCCTTTTGTGCCATCCTTAACCCACGCGGCGATTTGCTGATCCGTTCCATCAGGCAATTTTATTGTGCCTTGATAATCCGGTTGTGCATCAGATTTTTTGTACTCGTTTTTAAATAAACTTCCATTTCCGTTTTTGTGTTCGTAACTCATTGCTTGAATTTTAAATATTAAACTTATTACTGATTTTCTCTCGGTACTCTTTTTTCATTTTGAATGCGCCCAATACCTTTTGCGCTTGCTCTGCCGTTCCTTTTAATGTGGCGTTTAATTGTTGCTCGGTAAGCCATTTTTTATCGTCTTGATTGGTTACGGCATTACCCACCTCATTAGCGCTGGCTATGCTGACATCAATGCCGATACCTAAATAACCCAATGCCCGGCCCAATGCCGATGTAAACCCATTCTCTAAAAATGACGTTTTGTTAATGTAACTCGAATCGCGATATTCTTGGGAATGTGCCGAGGCAATTACCACCCCATTATTGTCGCAAATGGTTACCTTGAAAATACCTTCGTTGTCATTAACGCTGACAACCTCCTCGTGAATCTGCCACATCTTATAATCCTCATTGGATCTAAAATGTAACAAACGCTCATTGACCGGGATGTACTCCTTGCCTTTGATGTTAATCGTTTTCATTGTACTGAATTTTAAAGTTAAACATATCGTTCAAACTTGACATATTGAATCCCTTATCCAATAAAATGGATATTTCCTCAATTGTAAAGTTTTGCGGATTCTGCAATCTTGATTTGAGCGTTGGCATTGTGCAATTAAGTATGCCGCATACCTCGTAACGCTTCAATGATAGGCGTTTCATTTCGCCTTTGAAATAATCTTCAAACATTTGTTTCTTGTTTAATTATGGCAAATTTAAAAAATATTTTCCTAAAAATCGCCTAAAACAAGAAATTTATTTTTTGAATTGATTAGTTTCAACGGCTAACTGGTCGCTATCAATGTTTGGCAAATGCATATTTATCTTGTAGGCATTGCGCTTAAAATTAGCCTCTATGGTATCAATCATACAACTATCGGGTAACTGCATTACACTTGTGCCAAAATTAATCCATAGGCGGTTAAGCATCGACAATGGCTTGTAATGATTGTTTTTAAATGTCCCCTCATAACGATGCATTGACGATCTAAAATCGTTCATTATTTCGCGGTTAATGACTTGCGCTCTGTTGGTTGGTGTCCACGTGGCATAATTATCTCTGGGTCTGCGTGCCACAAAACCATTAGATACCTCACCTTGAGCAAGTGAGTTGTATCCCGATATATTCTCGACATCTTTACGATCCTTTTCATAAACATCAGAATTGTCAGCTTGTACTGACTTATAATTCAATATTTTTTGCTCCGATAAATCTATGCCTTGAATTGATATTTGACCAATATATATTCCGTAATAACCAGCGGTGTATGGTACTTTTGGCCGGTATATAATAACCTCTAAATTATCATAATTTACCGATGGCAACTCAAAATCAATTTCCGCCGTTTCCCATAAATTATTGTAATTCAAATGGTCGCTTGTTTCTGTTATATATCTTATTGTAGTTTCCCAAGTTTCTGTATCTGAATCGTAATATTTAATGCCACTTGGCGCGGTGTATTTTATCGAATATCTAAACTCAAAAGTTACATTGGTATGAAATGCCGGATCTGCATCGTACAAATATTGTATGGTCAAATTATGTTTTCTTTTTGACAATCCATTTTCTGCCGTTTGCGGTAATTGAGTCCTAATCATTTCAATGTAAAATGTCGGATTGGTAACCGCTTGCAATCCTCGAAAACAATATTTTGAATCCTCTAAAGTATATTCAAACTGACCAATATATCCCTCACTTACATCGTAATTTGTATCGCCATAACTAAAAAATTGATTTGGTGATAATTGATATTTTCGTTTATTATATGACTCGACATTGTAATTTATGCTCACCTCCTTATAGGGCGGCAAATACTCCACAATTAAATCGTTTTCAATATTCTGAACGTCTGCCGGCATTGCAATGTGCGCATCATTAGAAAATACGCCCAAATAACTACCATACTTATTAAATCGCTCAAACTCGACAACCTCAGTATTTTGCGTAATTAAATGAGTAGTTTTTAAACTACGAATATCCGGCGGCTGATAGCCTAAAAATGCGGCATAACTTGATATGTTGTCTGACCATTGCGTTGGATCGTAACAACTATTTGGAATAACGCACCAACGATTGTCGGATTGAAATATGCGTGAGTTGGTTGATTGCAGTATCGCCGTTAATATTTCTTTGGCGTTCATTTCTTTGCCGTTAGACAAAAAAGAATCAAACGCCGCGGTGTTGTATATATAAAATTGACTTTGATATTTTAACCACTCGTGCGTTGCTATAATTTCTAAATCCAAATTAATCTCTCGCAATATATCGGCGATTAATTTTATTTGCGATGGGTATTGATTGGATGCGCCAAACTGCGGTCTATATGTAACCGGGTTTAAATTATATTCATCCAATGCTCCTAATCCATCAATGGCCGTTAGTGTTATGGGATATGGCGTTGTCGTTATAAATTCCTTATAAGAGTCGTAAACCAACCAACCGCTCCAAAACGTATTCCAAATTGATGGGCCGCTACCCTCGCCATTATACCCATACCATTGCAATAAAACTTTATACGTTCTCTCTGGCTGACTATAAAAATCATCATAAGTTACTGAATCCGTAACCATTATATTGATAGTGCATTGCGACCCTTTTATTGGCTCGTAAAAATCATCATCGCCCTCCCATTGTAAAACAACGGGATCATTAGTACCAATTATTGGTAATATAGCGCCAACATATCCGCGTTGCTGAATTAAAACGCGATATTTAAAAGCACTATAATCATCGCCAAACTCAAGCCNATATTTTGTGGTAAACCTATCCTCTAAATCAGTAAGTATNCCCCTTGCATTTAANTCATTCTCGATGGACTCTGATCGACTTTCGACTTGGTCAACTAATGTGTTTTTGCTCATACGATTAAATTAAACGATTTCGGTTTTTATTGGCTCGGTCTAATACGACAACTAAATCCGATCCGCGCATCACAAACTCACCGCCTACATTTACATTGCTTGGGCCTTTGTTCCCAATCATAGATTGCAATTTATTCAATGGCGCAATTACTTCAGGATTTGACTTTGCGCCGGGATATTCTCCCATTAAACCCATTGTTGGGCCGCTAACAATACCACCATCGGCAAATTTTGGAATTGCCGCAAATGCCGCTAATACGCCACCAACCATTTGCGCCATAAATGCCGGTTGTGTAAAGATAGCCGCCGCACCAGTAAATGATGCCGCGATATTTGCTCCAGCAATTGCCGCCGCAATGGCTTGTCCTAAAAATGCGGAAATGGCTTGTGCGGCCACTTGTAATAATCCACCAATAAATCCCTCAAGACCATTTTTAGCAAGGCCCAAGGCCCCGATAGCTCCAGCGGCCAAATTATTCATTGCATTGGCAACCTCGCCACCAACCAAATATGCAGTTTCTTGTAGCCTTTGCATTTTTTCATCAACACCGCCCACTGCGGTACTCATTACATCTGCACTTGAAACCATTGCGGTTGATACGCCATCAAACGGATTTTTTACTTGTATAGTATTAAATGCTTGTAATGATCCACCAACCATTTCAACGGCGGCTCTTGTTTGTTCAGATGACTCTTTTGTTTCCTCTGTTGGCAATACTACCCCTCCGGTTGTTGGTGCGGTTGTTGGCGCAGTTGTTTGTGCCATAGCAATTAATGCATCTCGCTTGTCCTCCAATGCCTTTAACTCATCGCCTAATACCTGAATATTTTTTCTGGTTTGCCCTCCGTATCCTTCGGCTAATTTTTTATTTTCCTCAAAATATTTTTTTCGCTTTTTTGCAATTTCCGCCTCAACCTCTTCAATAGTATTGACATCGGCCAATGCATCCTTTTGCGATTGAGTATAGGCATATATTGCCGTACCAAGTGCAACGATTGCCGTTGCAACTGCGATAATTGGGTTTGCCATCATTGCGGCGGTCAATAATCTAAAACCGGTTGCAATAACCGGCAACAACGGCGCAAGTTGACCAAATACACTAACAATTTTGCCAATAAACAAAAGCATCGGCCCAACTGCGGCCACAATACCACCGATGGTGATAATCATTTCTTTTGTGCCTTGATCTAATTCTTTAAATGCATCACTTGCCCCTCGTAAGAAATTACCCAATTTGGTAACGGCTGGCACAAGCATTTCCAATAAAACCGACCCCACCTCAAGTAGTGATCCTTTCATTTCATTGAGCGACTTGTTAAATTTAAACGATGCCGATTCTGCGTTGATTTTAAACATTCTATCGGTTGCGCCCAAGTGATCTTCCAATGACTGCATTATGCCGATATTGGTTTCCATACCCGCGCCGGTTAAATCTAAAACCCCTTTCCACGCTCTAATATTTGGCACAATATCGGTGAATGACATACCGGTTGAGTCTAATCGATTTTTTAGTAAAACCAAAGTATTCATTAAACCATCCTCTGCCAACGACTTTTGCAAATCATCGGTCGTTAAACCCATTCGTTCAAACGCCGCAATAGATTGCTCTGTTGGTTTTGCAATTGATGATAAAATGGCATTTAACTGAGTCGCGCCTTCGGATGCATTTGTCCCAGTTCTTGACATTGCGGCCATTGCTCCGGCAACCTCATGAAACTCCACGCCTAAATTTGAGGCAATTGGTATCACACCACCCATTGAGCCGGCTAATTCGCTGGCTTCTAATTTACCCTCGCGTACTGCGGTTGCTAATATATCGGTCGCGGCTGACGCTGATAATGTATCCGATCCGTATGCGTTCATTGCTGACGTTGCCAAATCGGCAATGGTCTTGGTTTCACCCAAACCAACTGCGGCGGCCTTTAATGATGCCTCCAATGTTTGCATCGCTTCATCGCCACGTAAACCAGCGGATGTAATAAAAAACAAAGCATCTGCGGCTTCGGTAGCGCTTTTGCCGGTATCAAGCGCCATTTGTTTGGCGGTTTCACCCATCGCATCAACCTCATCCCCAGCAATTCCAACAAGGGATTTGATTTGCGTCATTGACTGATCAAAGTCAAGCGCCATTTTAGTGGCCGCACCTCCAATTGCAACTAATGGCAAAGTAAGTGATCGCGTAAGGTTACCGCCTACGCTTTGTAATTTACTGCCAAATGATTTTAATTTGCCCTCTGCGGTGCTTATCGCATTGGTTAATCCTTGCGCATTACCGGTGATTTCAATACCTAATTTCTGTTGTGCCATAATCTAAAATGTAGTNAANCAAAAATACAAAAAAAAAGACGCTTATAATTTAAACGTCTTTTGTGGTACGGCACTCTCGTATTTCTTTTTAAATGCNTCGAATTGCTCCGATGTAGATTTGGGCTTGCCCTTGTCNGGATTTCTTTTTTTGTCCGATGGCAANGGAAATAAATCCTCTGGCTTTACCATTTGTGATTTCTTTTGACAATTGACATTGTATANCATTGTTGCCAAATATCTGGTTTGCTCCCAATTNAAATTGATTTGGTTGTGATATGCTTCGGCCATTAGCGCATTTTCACGCCAAGTTTGCCGCCAAAAGACATCGGGCATTATGCCAATTTGCCCAATATAGTACTCCGTAACGGACTCAAAACTTAATTCTGTACTCTCGGCGGCTTCGGCTTTTTTGGCGCGTTAGAATCGCTCAATGAGTTGCCAAGTATCTTTGACTCCATCATAACGGCAACGATGTCATTTATTGCCTCNGCCTCCAATTCCTCAAGCCATTCGCCAACNGAATACAATGTGTAATCAATATCATTGCCTTGCTCTAAATCATTGGCGCGAACCGCTGANTAAATTAACGCCCTGATGCCGCTNAATGACATACCGCCATTAAATACATTGCCGATGTCNGTTAATGATACGCCGAGTTGCTCTGTAAACTCAACCCAAAAATTCATTGAAAAATGNAGCGTTCTTTTTTTGCCACCTAATTGGATATCAATATATCCTCGTTTTTTGTTTGCCATTGTGTAAATATTTTTTGTAAAAATAGCACAAAAAAAAGCCACCGCCAAATTAATGACGATGACTTCCCTAGTAGGCTAATCCCTTAAATTATGGGTTGGTCGATTTGGTGATTGCACCGGTCAATGTAATCGATCCGCTATATGATACCGGTGATTCCATTTCGGCTGATTGCTCAACGCTTGAAAGATACCCCTCAGCGGTGTAAATCGCATCACCGGTTTCGGCCGTTCCGAAAACACAAGTAATTTGCGTACGCGCTAAAAGATAATCAGCTAATTCAATTGCGTTGGCCGTATCGCTATAATCTACAAGGCCATCAAAAGATAATTCTCCGGAAATCACACCGGCGATCACTTCTTGAAAACCATTTGAATCTTTTGTGGTTGCCTCTGGCAAATCATTTGACAAAGACAAACTACAAGATGTGGTGTGACCTAATACATTACCCTCGACTGAAAGCAATAAATTAGTTCCGTTAAATACTGATGTTGTTGCCATAATTTTTTCTTTTTAATATGTTACAAATATAATTATTTTATTTTAAATGATTTTTGGTTTGCGTGCCATTATAACAAGGCATTTAACTCGTCAATGGTGCAACTTCTCGCCTCGGTTGATCCGCTTAAATCTTCACAACGNTCATTGTATATATCAAACAATCTGCGGNCCTCGTCTCCATCTGGATACGATTGTAATTTTGCCAATACACAATCGGGTGATTCAAATATGCCACTATCATTCGATACNCTTAACTCAAACGCAGCCAATATTTCCTCATCGGATAAATTGCCACCAGTCAAAGTTTCCATTTCCGTATC